ACACCATTGTTGATAATAGTATTATCAATGAATTTCGTTGGTACTATACATGGTGTCGTATCGTCCCAGAAGATAAGCACAATATCGATTCTTTCTACGAACATTGTGAACTTTTAACGTGTGGGGACGATAGTGTTATTAGTGGTTCAATATGGGCGCAACAAAATTTTAGCCCTAAGGCTATTTTCAAAATTTTTGAATCGCACGGCTGGAAACCAAAATTTTCTACTTCTGAATGGTCTCCGGTTCACACCTTAAGCTACTGTTCACAAAACTTTAAGTGGCTCAACGGGTGGGTTGTTCCTGCCCCAAATAACTACCCTAAGTTGTTGTCTTCCCTCCTTTATGGTGGGCATTTTCGGGATGCAAGAGAGACACTAGGTAGGTTATTAGGTGTAAAAATTGAAGCATATTTCTTAACTGGTTTTAGAACTTCACTTGACCGTTTAATAAGTGAGTTATTTGAGAAGTATTATTTAGCGTTGAAGAGAAAGCCTCTTACTGAGGATGAGTTTACCTATGAGGAATTACTAATTCTCAACCGTGATTATAGTGCGGCTTATGGTTTGTACTTGTCTGTTACTGAAGAGGAGGATCATGTACTTAAGGGCCCGGTTCCATTTTTTGATAATTCACATCTTAGTGATATTTTGTGAGTTTCTTTTTCTTTCTCACAAATACTCAAAAAGTAGGGTAGTTATGTAGATTTTTATACTTTTCTTCTACATAAAATCATTATGAGTTTTATTAACGATTTAGTTAATGATGTTAAAGATAGTTATCGCACTGCTTATGGTGCTACTGTTGATATGTCTGGAGATAAAACTTCTTGGGTTGACAACCCTTTACCTGGTGATACCTCTGCTGATTTGGGAGCTATTCTTGGTACCCCTTTTGTGTTGGGCTCCCATTGGTTTGGGGGAAATGATATTCATAATTCTGTTTCTAGACGTGACCCAAGAACACGACATGTAGAAATCAAAGATTCAAAGAAACACATGGAAGACGACCGTATACGGAAATTTGGTCCTTTATCCATTGAGACACATGACACTATGGAGGCTGATGAAAATTTAGCTCGTTTAGATCGTAGAAAAGGCGTTCGAAAGGGTCAAATTCATGGGAGGTCTGCAGAAGACCCTACCTCTCATAAAAGCAAAACGCCTTTTATTCAAATGCCTCCTAAGAAAAAGACTAAGAAAAAGAAAGGAAAAACTATTTTAGTTATCCCAGGTAAAAGAAGAGTTAAACCACGCACAAAAGCTGAAATTCGGAGACGTCCTCTCGTTATTGGTCGAAAACGTGGTAAAGTTGGTGTATTACAAGCTCGTGTTGGTCGACGTGTTAATCCTCCTGTTGCTTTTGGTCGTTCTGGTGCCTTCGGCGCTGGAGTTTCGTTTTATGAAGTTCGACGTCGTGGATGTATGGGTATTCGTATGTGGGTTCAACTTGGTTCTGTTGGTCCTTATACTGATGGTGCCTCCCATACTTTTGCTGTTTTTAATCACCTTGGTAGTAGTAATTTAGATCAAAGTCTTTATTTGATGCCACAAAACACTTTTTATTACCCTGGTAATATCACTTCTATGGCGCAACAGTTCGAACGTTTTAGATTAAAAATGCGCCTGCAGTACCGTCCTAACACGAGCACCGCCACTAATGGGTTATTTAAGTTTGTTTATTTTGACGACCCGTGTGCTCCGTACACTAATACAGGAAAAACCGGTGCTTACCCTTACGCCAGTACTTATACAGGTGGCGCTTACCCAAATAATTGGAGTATTTCCAGTGCTTGGGAATCTTCCGTCTTTGCTAAAGTTACCACTGGTTGGTCTTTTTGGCAAAAAGGTCAAGAATTGAATTATATAGGCGCACCAACTTACACTGGCCAATTAAATCCAGCAAGCTTTTCTTCAGAAGATATGCAATCAAGTTCTGGTGGTGTGTGGTGTATTATGGGAAATTCTCTCCCTGCACAATCAGCTACTACTTACCTAGAGATGGGTGAGTTATGGGCAGACTGTAAACTTGAATTGTGCGAGATGATGCCTGGACCTGTTACTTCTACTGATAGTATGCAGAGTTCTACCTCGAGTGGTTCTACCGCTTCGCGCACTCACTCTTATTGTACAGAGTGCAAAAGTACTCGTCGCGCTACTGTAGTGAAACATCCTCCCACTGAACGTATGAATGTTGCTATTGACCGTTTACAAAAATTAGAAAATGCTTTCTATTCTACGCTTGGTAGACATGAAGTTGCCTCAATTGAGTTGTTGGACGACAAGAAGGAAAGCAAAGTAGAGGAAAAAGAAAAACCCAAGCGTAGCGTTTCCCGAAAAAAAACACGTAAGGACGGTTTATCCACAGATCCCGATGTATCAGATTAGAATTGTATTTGACATTAGGAGATTCTCTCGAAATCCGGTTTTGGTTCCGAAGTACAGAGTTTCTATCATTCGTTTTCTTAGATTGATTTCCG